ATTGCCGCGTCCTTGCGGACAACGTAACGGGTAGAATCCCCTGCTATCGTGAAGACAGTTCCTGCATATATCGTGCCGGTAGTGCTGGTGATGCCGTCAATGTGCAGGGTATCTTCTCCGGCCGCAACGGTTCCATCAACAAGCACGGTGCCCGCAATATCATTCGCAGCCGCGGACCGGCTGAACGCGCCAAGATTGGCGTCGCGCATAAACAAGAAGCCATACCGGTTGCACAGGACGGCATCCCTCAAAGCGGCAGGAGCATCGGCTCCGTAGTCGCTCGACGTGAATTGCGCCAACTGACTGAAGGATTCTTCCGCCGTTGTGTCAACCAAAGCAACGCGGCCATTCTGAATAACCTTGAGATCGTTCAGTTTTTTCGAGGCCGCGGCGATGTGCGCCAAGGTACCGGGCCGGTTGCCGACCGTGCCGGTCAGGTTTTTGCGAAACACCTGCATATTGCGCAGAAAAAACTTGTCAATGCTTTCCTGAATGCCCTGGATATTCGGCACGGTGACCAGGCGCGTAAAGTCGGAGAGCTCCAGACTTTTTTGCTTCGTGGTCAAATCAACGCGCTTGTAAAAATGCTTTTCCAGCGTCAGGTCAACTTCGCTCTCGGTCATGTCGCTTGCAACCGTGGTTCCGGTGAACTCGCTCGCGTCGGACACGGCCGGCGGGACGGTGACTTTGACCGAATCGCCGATTTTGGCCGCCGTAAACATCTTCTCTTTGTCGCGGGTGATCAGGTTGCCGACCAGCAGGCGGTTTGAAATGGCAATGGCCGCGTCTCGCGCAACCATGGATGGAGTGATAAAAGTGTTGCCCATGATATTTGTTCCTTAATTAAATGATTCCCCGTTTCTTCAGATCGGCGGCTCTTTCGGCCGCGCTCATCTGATCAACGGGCTTTTGTTGTGAATATGAAGTTCCGCCAGTTCCGTCTTTCGGGGGATTCCCGGCGCCGTGGCCGCTGGTGTCGGCCAGAATGGCTTTGTTGGATGCCTTGAATTTATCAATGACCGGCTTGACCAGGTCTTCGATGTCAAGATCTTCGTCCTTAATCTCGGCCAGGGCTTTTTCAATGCCAAGGCGCGGGATATCGGGGTCCAGACCGTCAACGAATTTGAAGCCGGACATGATTTTGCCGATCTTGCCGGAACGAATCATCTGCCGCTTTTCGCTTTCAAGCTTAGCATAGGCCGCATCCTTGTCGGCCAGACCCTTTTTGAGCTTTTCAAGTTCTTTCGACAACTTTTCGAGTTCCGGTTTATTGGCATTGGCCTTTTCCTCGGCCTCGACGCGTAACGTTTCGATGTCCGCGTTGAGTTTCTGCAACTCCGCTTCCTTCTCGCGTAACTTTGCTTCGGCAGACTTGCGGGCGGCTGCGGCCGTTGAATTGACGACTTTGTCGGGGTCATAAGCCGCGATAAAGGCTTTCTCCTCATCGGTCAACGTTTCGCCCTTGGTTACTTTTGCCAATAATTCCTTGATATTCATGGTATCCTTCCTGATGTCCGCCTGTGACACCTGCCACTGGCAGTCCGCCATTGGCGGTTGCGCGGCATCATGACCGCGATTCCGGCTGATTGCGCCCAGCCGCTTTGGCGATTATTACAGTCAAATTTTGCTTTTCATATATAGCCGGTTTGTCAACCACGCCTTGAAGAATGGTCAACCGGCCTGCTCTTTTACCTGGGTTATTTCTTTCTCCATCGCGTCAATTTCCTCATTGATTTTGGCCTTTGTTTTCTCGTCTATGCCGACCAGCTTATCGAGGATTTGAATGGCAGCTTTCTGGATTTCTTTCCGGCCGGATTGCGGCAAGTCCATTTTGCCGAGTTCCGTCAAGGTCGCCATGTCCTCGGTTAAATCCGATACGTTGAATGCCTTGCCATATTCGGGCGCATATTCCGGGAACGTGTTATCCAGTTGGCGGGAAATCGCTATTGCCTTCTGTTCCGTTTCCTGGAGTAATACCGCCCGCTCTTTCAACACTGCTTCCGGGTCAAGCTGGTCCCATTGCTTGGCTTCCGCGCTTTCCACCAGGCGCGAATCCGGGTTTTTCATTGCAAGGCCGACAATGTCAAAGAGTTCCTGCCGCCTTCGGGTTATTTCGTCGGGAATCGTCTTCATTCCGTCGGATGGCGGCATGATGTAGCGGGCCTGTCCGTTCGCTTCGACCGGTTCCAGAATCGGATAATTCAGTCCTCTCACAAGTTCAAGCGCGGCCTCGCCGGATATTTTCAAAGCATCAGTAATCAACGCCAACATGTCCGCCGGCAAGATCAGTTGCGGATAAACGGATTGATATAAACTTTCATTGTGAACGCTATCGAGGTTGAGAAGGCTTGCCTGGATCGCCTCCACGTCGTCAAACCACCATGCATCCTCCGATGGCAAGCCACCCAGCACAAACGGCACAATATTGGCCGATATATGGAAGTCTTCTTCTCTTTCGATCTTTTCCGGTTCTTCCGGCTTCATCCAGAGCCGGGTGCCGCCGCCCCGCTTCCAGAGCGTTCGCAACGGCTGATTGATTGCCGGTTTGTCTATTTCCACGTTTTCATAGACATTCTGCTCTGTTATCAGCCATTCAAGTTTGCCGTCCTGTCCGAAATGCCAGTCAACAACTTCCGTTGGATGCCAGAATGTCCAGTATATCCTGTCGCCGCTCTTTTCTTTCTCGGCCTGACTCCTATGCCGCGGCAGGTTGTCTTCCGGTATCGGCAAGGAATTGCGGTCAATTCCAAGCCAGCACCAGCGGCAGGCCGTGATCGTGGTTGACACCTGGCGCATGAGATCGTTGATTGACATGCCGGTCCGGGTTGCATCCGCATTGAAGGCCGGGTCTATTTTCTCGCGCTTAACCTCGGTCGAGAAAACATATTGATTGATTTTGGCGCAGATTCTTGCGGCGTAATTGATCAGGAAGGCGCGGGATTGTCTGCCATCGGTCTGGCCTTTTTTCGATATGCCGCTCCAAGATATATCGCTTTCAAAAGGCAAGCGTGACAGGCGTTGCGCTATGTATGCGGCCCCGCCATTGACGGCGAGTTGATTCAGCCGCAGTTGATTCAAGCGACTGGCGTGAATGATATGCGAACGCGCCAAGCGCGGGTCTTTGTTGTCTGACATTCTGACCTCCTGCCTATAGCCAGAATGTCAACCTGCTGAAGCGGATCGAAGACCGTGGGCCGTGGGATACTGGATGGCGACTGAAGCGGACAGTGGACTACAGGCCGCCTTTGATGATGTCGTTTCGCTTATAGGACCGAGGCACGTGATCTGTCGGCGATCGAAAGAAAATAGGCAATGGTTTGCTTTGGCTTGAGAAAGGGTCCTTGCCCGTCATTGCCTGGATGTGAATATGCGGCTGAGAGGTATTGCCCGAGTTCCCACACTTGGCGAGTGGCTCACCAGTTTGCACGCGCTGCCCCTCAGATACAGAGACACTGCCCTTTTGCAGGTGGGCAATCAGGACGTACGTGCCTGCGTCAGTCTTAATGATGACGTGATTGCCACATGGCCTATGGGCATCATGTAATCCGATCTGCTGATCCTCCATGCCGTTTTCCAAGTCAACCACCACTCCGTCTATGGGCGCGAAAAGCGGCTGCCCAAAGGTCTGGTAGGCATTTATATCTTTCTTCTTTTCCTGTGGAAGCGGGCCGTCCTGTGCAAGCAGGAGATCCATGGCATACCTCTGAGAGCCCGCATAGTGGTGAAGGTTGATTAGCGCGCTATTTCCTCCGTGGAAAACATACCATTCTCCTCGAAACGGTGGAGCCAAGACAGTCGCCTTGTCTGCGGAAACACAGAAGTAAGTTTGGCACAACTGGAAGACAAGGAAACACAACATCAATCCATAGAAGACGTTTGTAACAAGAGATATCCTTCGTCGAGGAATCCATTCCACAAGGCAGAGAACTGCAACAGGCGCCCACAGCATCCACAAGATACCACGCCACTGCCCAACGGTGAACTGGATGGGGATAACAGCAATATACACGCAGATTCCCATGACACACCAAAGGGCATCCCGAAGAATCGCCTGAAATATGTAGGGACGTGCCTGAAAGCGAAGCGCCTCCTTCCACAGGCTGAAATACAGATTCTTCCTGATGAAAGCAATGACGCGGCTCAGCACCTTATAGCATACCGACAGCAGCAGGAATACGGATAGAAAGTTCATCAGTATTCCAGTCAGCACGGCGAGCAAAAAGACTAATGCCAGGAGAATAACAACTATAAGTTCTATAACTTTCATAAACATATCCACGGTATCGGCCAATAAATAGCGTTTTATCCAGTGTGTTGTGAGCATATAATGGTGATCGAGACAGAACAAGCGTAAATCGAGCAGCGCAACAGGGATGATGGGCTATTTTGCCGGCAAATAGCCCGGAATAGCAAGGCCGCCGCCGCGACATTGATCCAGTTTCATAACCATGTAGCGGAGCGGGTCCATTGAATGATCGCGATCCTTCAGCGGGACTTCCTTTGCGTTGCGGTTGTCAGCCTGCGGTTGCCAAGCGTAGTCGTAAAACTCGCTGATCGTTTCCGGGCAGGATTCACAGACTATCAGCCGCGGGCGGCCGTCCGGCTGGATTTTGAGCCGCTCCTTTACCGCCTTAATCCCACGTTCGACGTTCTTGCTGGCGCGCTGCGTAATGATCCCGGCCGCGTGAAGCGTGGCCCGGTCTTCGGCGTCATGGTCGGCCACCGTCCAGCGGTAGCGCGTGTTTCGGGCTTCTGCCGCATTAATCGCGGCGGCATGAACCTGAACTGTCTGCCGGGCAACGTAGCGTTCCCGGTAAATCCACAGGCGGCCATCTGGGTCAATCGCACCCCAGAGGCAGACAAACGGATTGGTGAAGCCAAAGTCAATGCCGCGAACCTTGTCCCAGCATTCCCAGCCGGCGGGCATTTTTCCCTTATGGACATGGATTTCTTCGTCGAACTCGTCATAGACCGCGCCGCCACCCTCGCACCATACGCCATCCAGCATCCGTCGGCGTTGGGGGCCGGTCATGGCTTCGAGCGTTGCAAGGAAATCTTTACTCAGAAAAGGATTGTCGTAGGGCGACCAGTGCAGGGCCGACCAGGCATCGGCATCAAGCAAGGCGTCCCCGGTTTCCGGGTTTTGGTGCAGGATACCGGCCTTGTAGAGCCAATGCCGTTGGCTTTTGGGATTACAGTCGAATATTGCCTTGTGGGATTTTGCGCCGTCAACAACCTGGGCCAGACGGGTAAGGACCGTTCCTACCGTGGCCCAGCTTATTTGCGTTGCCTCATTGAAAAAGATGTGGAGATATTCAGTGCCGAGAATCTTGTCAACGCGTTCCTGATCGTCAAATCCGTCAACGCGGATCAGGGAACCGTTGGCATGATGGATTTCAAGGTCGCTTTCAAGCAGACGGAAATCGCTTCGGCCCCGGAGCATTTTGACAAGACTATCCGACCATAGGGACTTGGCGGCACCGATCCGTGTCCGCCGCGCCATGAGAATCCGCGCGCCGGGATAGGTAGCGGCCTGAACACAAAGCCAAGCCAGAATTACATCTGTTTTGCCTGACCGTGCGCCGCCGTAGAAAAGATGGCGGCGTAGTTCCGGCCGTTCAAGATGGTCTTTCCATGCGACATTCTGCTTGGGTGTGAGTGTAAGCATCCACCCATAGCCGGAATGTCAACCGGTGAAAAGAGGGGGAACAGACCAAGAGAGTGCGTCCGTGCGCCCTCCGAGGTATGCTGGAGGCGGTTGTTGGACTTTCAGAGAATCTTCTCCCGTTCCAAGACCCTCCTAACCTCCTCAAAACTGGCACAGATGTTGCCCTTTGGGAAATGTACCTGGCCCAAACCAGCAATGTTGGAAAACTCGGTGCATCCGTCTTCCAAAAGGATGATTGCCTTCTTGAACCCCAACCTCCCTTGAAAAAGACCTGCCTCGTGAACAACATTCTCTCTCGCATGCAGCGCCTTGTCGGCATGTTCGTCTTCTGCAGTCATCACAATGAACGCAAAGCATGAGTTGTCTAGCATTGCCTGCAGGCGGTCTGCAGTCGGCTGTCCTGCGGTTGGTTCTCGGTTGAACTCCTCCCACGTGAGGCCAAGGCGGTCCTGAAGGAAGTCCTTCAGTTCACGCCAAACCAGGGAATGTCCGTGCCCGATGAATACGCGTTCTGATTTCTTCATCGTCTTGGCATCAACCATGTCGTGAACCTCCATGTAGTCGAGTATATTTCTGCACGCCTTGATCAGCTTCTCCAGGCCTGTAAATGGGCTGAACAGAGAGATCAATTCCGCACGCATGGCCGCGTGTGGCGGTACCCGAATGCCCTGAGATACGGCTGTCGAGTCACGGGACATAAAGCTCCCTTTGGGTCGCATGACCTCGACGAATTTGTGAGCATTGGTCCGGTGTTCGATCTTCTTGATGTCATCTCGCAACCGCTCTAGGGTTGAGGTCTTCTCCGCTTCCAGAAGCACATCCACAACTGTGAGGAGCGTGTCCTGACCCTCCTGACAAACCTTGGCTGCGCTATCAGAAATCTCCTCAAGTCGGGCAATGAAGTCGCCGTCGATATCTTTGTCCGCCACCTTGCGGATTTGCTCCTCTGTGTACTCCACCCAGTTCTGCGATGTGTGTCGGCTAAACACTGTCATTAGGCCCCATTCGCTACTGAAGTGGTCACCCGGCCGGGGAGTCTGAAGATCTGTGTAATACACGTTGGCATGGTAGCCGATCCAAGAACCTGACGATGCGGCGGCGATCTGGTCGAGATTGCTCTTCCGCCGCTCCTCGTTAGCCTTGATGTTGTCGTCGTCGCGTGCACTCAAGGCGTTCTCGCTACGCCGGAGTATCTCGACTATCCGCTGTGATATCACTTTCGTGTTCATATTGCTCTGGCCAATGTCCGGCGACGAAGTCGCCGCGGAATCATTGATTAACATAGTCTTCGATCAAGCAAATTGGCCGATGTTATTATCAGATCATTTGAAAATACTGTAGGCATTTGGCATGCAAAGTCAACACGGAACAACACTGGACATGTACCAAAGTTTCAAGATTAAAAGCGGGTTTTGATGACGGCGAACGGCGACCTGACAAGGCGCGCTGTAGCTGTCCAGCTTCAGCCGCCGACCAGGTGGTCGGAAGCCGGTCTTTGCCGCATCAAAAACGGGGCGGCATTGCCGCGTCTTAACGGGTATGCCAGAACCGTTTTTTAGGCTCCGAAATCCGGATTTTATTCTTCAAGCTCCGGTGCTGGGCTGAAGACCGTAGCCGTTTGGGCTGTCGGGCTGAAGCCCAGGTCCGGAGCGCGAAGTTCTTAAAAGCTGGTTGACACAGTGCGGGGCTTTACGCTCTGCGGAAAACCGGAGCTCCGACCTCCATACAAAATCCTGCCAGGTCGCAGGACAGGGTTTCTTTTCTGTCTCTTTTGGAGCTGAACGGGTCGCGTGGTTTCCACGCTTCCCGTGAAGCGGCTCGATATTTTCCGTAGTGGAGGCCAGCGGTCTCCCGTGAAGTATGAACGGGATTCCGTGCCGATCACGTTCTTTGCTTTTCTTTCCGGCAGAAGCGGTCGCTGCGAAGTATGAGCAGTTTCCGCAACGCCTCTTGTCTGAAGCGGTAGACGAACGGTTGCTGTGTTTGAACAGCTCCCGTGAGACGTGCCGCGCTCCGATACAAAAGTTTCATTTTCTTAGATTGTCCTATCGCGCCTGAAGTCAGTGGGTGGTTGCGAAGCCGGGAAAAGCGAGCGGGAATGTCAACGCGCCTGAACTGCGAGGCGTAGAGCGTCAACGTTTCGGTGACGCTCGATAGCCGAGCAATACCTTGGCGTTGTCATTTTCGCCGCTTTGGAGGGCGGAGCAAAAATTACCTTGCGCGGGATAGAAGCGTTTTTTGGCAAGCCAATCTTTCCACACAAAAAACATGAATGCGGTTTCGCAATGATGTTTTTGTAGCGGCATTGTTTTCGGCGTGAAGCCGCTCTCTGGGCACAGCGAACCTTCGGTCGTTTGAACCGTGCCAGGGGCAAACATCCGAAGGACAGAGTGCGGCAAACACCGTGCCGGAAAAACGCGATTATCTTATGAGCCGCCGAAGTCGGTGCATATTGGGCAGGCCGGCGAGCATACCGTTGAAGTCCGGGCGGTTTTCTCCGTTGTGTTTCACCGGAAAAATTCGGTCGCTGGCTTGGCAGCGTCCGAAAGCACGGCGGCCAGTGAAGCTGGGCAACGGTTGCCGCCGATATTGGGAAGGCGCAACGTGAAGGCGGCGAGACGATGTGCGCAATGAAGACTTGGTTGACAGTGGTGGTTTATTGCGCCTGACATGGTCTTCCGATGGAGCGATGCTCCCCCTGCCACGAGGCGAACATAGCGGGCTCTTGGTTTTTCCGCCCGCTCCGAGAGCCGATGGCAGGGGGGCAGAGTGGAGTCGGATCTTGTCCGGTCTTGAGCAAGCGAAACCGGACATGCCGAGAGGGGGGCGTAGGCCGCTGCGGCGGACTGTCGCAACCCGACGGCTGGCCGGTGAAGCTTGCGGGTCCGGTTCTGAATTCTTGGGGATTTAATCTTGGGGGGTCTTAATCTTATATAGAGAGATTGAGTAGAACGCGCGCCTGAAATTAAGCGTGCGAAGGCGGCTTTGAGCCGAAGCACAGCTTATATGGCGCGCGAAGGACCGAGGCGATTGCGGGGCAAGCGCCGAAGGGCCGGATTGAGAGGGGAAGGCCGCTTTTAGCGGACTGACACGATATCTTCGCGGGGCTGAATTCCCGCTTTGGGGAACTGAAG